TAAGTTTCTGCTGTGCTCAAATCAACCTCAGAATAGCCAACTTCTTTCCATGCTCCGGCCTGTACCCATGATATGACAGGGACTAACGTTATTTGTTTGTTAGTGATTGAAACATCAGGTTTTTTTGTGATGTTCGTGGTCTGGTGTTCTTGATCAAGCCATCCGACAGGCAGGTCGAAACATTTTTCGATGTGCCGCGCCATGCTGTCACCGATATTTTTAGTAGCACCATCTCCCATAAACCTGCTGGTCTGGGTTGGCTCGCGATCAATCATGGTGGCAAAGGAAGAATTCCCGCCAACACCATCTCTCAGTTTTCTGGCGTTAGACCGCCGGATGTCATGGATTGTTTTCATAACGAAATTAAAACCTTTGTACCGATAAGGTACAAGTATCTTGAAGGTTCATTTCAATCATGTAATATGTATATCGGAGGTACATATTGTATGAAAGCGTATTGGGACTCTTTAACCAAAGAACAGCAGGGCGAGTTGGCCGGAAAAGTTGGCTCAACACCTGGCTACTTACGGCTGGTTTTCAATGGTTATAAAAAAGCCAGTTTTGTGCTGGCGAAAAAACTTGAGCAATGCACGTCAGGTGCAATTACGAAATCTGACTTAAGACCGGATATCTATCCGAAAGATTAACAGAACACCTTCAATTTTTAACCACAGAACGATGAGGCTAACCGTGGGTAAGTATCACTGGAAAGTAGAAAAACAGCCTGAGTGGTACGTGAAAGCTGTCAGAAAAACTATCGCAGCGTTGCCGGGTGGTTACGCTGAAGCAGCTGACTGGCTGGATGTAACAGAGAACGCATTATTTAACCGCCTTCGTGCCGATGGCGATCAGATTTTCCCGCTGGGATGGGCAATGGTTTTACAGCGCGCGGCTGGCACTCACTACATTGCGGATGCTGTCGCACAGTCTGCTGGTGGGGTGTTCGTATCGCTTCCTGAAATTGAGGAAGTAGAGAACGCCGATATAAACCAGCGCCTGCTGGAAGTCATCGAACAGATCGGGAATTACTCAAAGCAGATTCGTTCGGCAATCGAAGATGGGGTCGTGGAGCCACACGAGCAGACAGCAATTAATGATGAGTTGTATCTGTCAATTTCGAAGCTCCAGGAGCATGCAGCACTGGTCTACAAAATCTTTTGCGCTCCAGAAAAGAGTGACGCCCGCGAGTGTGCAGCTCCGGGCGTCGTGGCGTTTTGTGTCTGTGGAGAAACTAACGCATGAACAGTTTAACGGCAAATAACCGTTTGTCGCAACAGCTGGTGGTCAGCGTCGCTGAACACCTGTTGTTACGGCATGAATGCAGATTACCAAATCACCTGGCTGTAAGTAACCACAGAGAACTTTACCTGACTGTGGGGGGCGAGTTGTGCAAGAACTTAACCGCTGGTTTCGTGACGGAAGAGGGCTTTATGTCCATGTTATTCGTTGGGAGCCAGAAACACAGCGCGTTATCTATCTTCGCAAAGACTACCCGCATGAGTGCTTTAGTCCTTTGTGGAAATTCAGGCGTGATTTTGTTGAGTGTGAAGGACCACCAGCACATTGATTCTGCCATTCCGGGACGTTACACTGTTCAGGCACCTTATAAAGCGGGTGTCGGGATTGGCGTCCTGGAATTGCATACGGCGACAATTGGCGCGTTAGCGTCTTTTTTGTTGCTACAACTCAGCTATACCCAAATTATGGTGGGCTGGGTGGGGGCACCGAAAGGTGCGCCGGTTTCCGTATGCGCCGGTTACGCCAACCCTGCTCAGTTCACCACCAGCGAAATTGGCGTTTCCGGTGGTGGAAGTTATCCATTGCATACGGAGGCTGCCATCATGGCTACTGTCCCAGCCCTCTCTCGTCTGAATGATGAAGACTTACATAAACTCAGTTATGTAACAACTGCACTACGTGCTCTGCGCAAGGTAACTCTTTCGGATCCGCAGGCGCATCAGGTTTTGGTAGAAACCCTTCTTAACTTGCAGGCTGAACGTATTCGTCTGGCGGATAAGGCTAATTTTCATATTCACCGTCTCCTGAATATCAGCGGAGGGCATCGTCATGCTTAATCCGTTGATCCTCAATATTTGCCGTTTGCTTCAGCGTAAAAAAACATCAATTCCTACAGTTGGGCAGTGGTACACCACACCTGCAGGGCATGTTCTACGTGTTAGCCTGGTTGACCGTGAATGCCAGAAGGTGATTTGTGAACCGCTGGGCCGTAATTACCGCGTCAGTATGCCGCTTATAGCCTTTCGCTCCGGAAAAAACATGAAGCATCTCGGAGGTGCAGCATGAGTATGGAGCTGATGGTTAAAGCGATGAAAATTCGAGTGGGTAATCCATTGCGAAAACTGGTTCTGATCAAGCTGGCTGATAATGCCAGCGATCAGGGTGAGTGCTGGCCCAGCTACCAGCATATTGCTGACCAGTGTGAGATTAGCAAACGTTCTGTGATGAATCATATTGCGGCCCTTTGTGAGTCCGGGCTGGTAAAAAAAGTCACCCGGAAAGGTGAAAAAGGTAACTCAAGTAATATCTATCTCCTTCATCTGGATGGTGCAGGAGATTCACTAGGGGGTAGTGCAAATAATTCACTATCTGGTGCAGCAAATTCACTAGGTAGTGCAGGAGTTGCACCAGGGGGTAGTGCAGGAGATTCACCCAGAACCAGTCACTCTTTTGAACCAGTCAAAGAACCAGTCAATGAACCAATAGCTGTTGGTGCATCAGTTGATGAGTCCGTGCGAGTTCGTTCAAACCGACCGGAATACTCTCCGGAGTTTGAGCAGGCATGGCTGGCATATCCCAAACGTGCTGGTGGCAATTCAAAATCTGCAGCCTTCAAAGCCTGGAAAGCCCGTTTGAATGAGGGGGTAAACCCCGAAACCATGCTGGAAGGTGTGAAACGCTACGCGGGCTGGGTATCTGCGATGGGTAACAGCGGCACACAATTTGTGAAACAGGCTGTCACGTTCTTTGGTCCGGATCGTCATTTCGAAGAATCCTGGGAAGTTCCTGCGGTATCTGCAGCTAGACGTGAGGACCCGTACTTCAAAGCCAGTTACGACAACGTGGACTACAGCCAGATCCCGGCAGGATTCAGGGGGTGATCATGAGTCTTTTGAATGAAGTTCAGAAATTCATTGAAGCCCATCCGGGGTGTACTTCCGGAGACATTGCGGATGCTTTTGCAGGTTACTCACGGCAGCGCGTTCTGCAGTCAGCAAGCAAGTTACGTCAGAGTGGGCGTGTGGCTCACCGTTGTGAAGGAGATACACGCAGACATTTCCCACGCCTGACTGAGAGAGCGCAGGAGCCGGAACCACAACCAGTTCGTGAAACCAGACCTGTGCGCAATTTCTATGTCGGCACTAACGATCCCCGGGTGATTTTGTGCCTGACCCGCCAGGCGGAAGAACTGGAGTCCAGGGGCTTATACCGTCGTGCTGCAACGGTGTGGATGGCGGCATTCCGTGAAAGCTACTCCCAGCCAGAACGAAACAATTTTCTGGCGCGTCGTGAACGGTGTTTACGGAAAAGCAGTAAGCGGGCTGCATCAGGTGAAGAGTGGTATCTGTCAGGGAATTACGTGGGGGCTTAATGACGACGTTAACTCAATGCCAGCAGCAGGTGCTGGATATGCTGATTTCTTACCAGAAAGAACGTGGCTTCCCGCCAACCAATCAGGAGGTGGCAACCATGCTGGGATACCGTTCGGTGAATGCAGCGGTGGAGCATCTTCGCGCACTGGAGAAAAAAGGCGTCATCACGATAAAGCGTGGCGTGGCCCGGGGGATAACGCTTCATACCGCGGTGAAGGACGACGACAGCGAGGCTGTCGGGATTATCCGCTCACTGCTTGCCGGTGAGGAAAACGCAAGGCTGCGTGCAACCCACTGGCTACATGAGAGAGGCCTGAAAGTATGAAACTGATCCTGCCTTTCCCGCCCAGCGTGAATACGTACTGGCGACACCCTAACAAAGGGGAGTTTGCTGGTAAAAGCCTGATAAGCACGGCGGGGCGCAAATTCCAGAGCGCGGCGTGCGCAGCAATAGTTGAGCAGTTACGTCGTCTGCCGAAACCAACGTCGGCACCTGCTTCAGTGGAGATCGTGTTGTTTCCTCCGGATAACCGGATCCGCGATCTGGACAACTATAACAAGGCACTGTTTGACGCCCTGACCCACGCGGGTGTGTGGGAAGACGACAGTCAGGTGAAAAGAATGCTGGTGGAGTGGGGACCGGTTATCCCGGAAGGGAAGGTCGAGATCACTATCAGTAAGTACGAGAAAACGGCGGGTGCAGCCGCCTGATTAAGAGGAGAAACGAAGTATGAATAATCTGATGGTCATTGATGGTATTGAAGTTCGTCGTGATGCTTATGGACGTTATAGCCTGAACGATCTGCATCGCGCAGCAGTAGCATCTGGTGCAAATGCCAGAACCAAGGAGCCAGGAAAGTTTCTTTCCAGCCAACAAACTGTTGAGCTTGTTCATGAATTGACCAACACCCAGAATTTGGGTGTTGACCCGGTGAGTGTGATTCATGGGGGAAATGAACGGGGAACGTATGTCTGTAAGGAACTGGTGTATGCCTATGCAATGTGGATCAGCCCGTCATTCCATCTGAAGGTGATCCGTACTTTCGATATGGTAACCAGCGCACCGGAAAAATTATCCGGGCAGGCTGCTGACAAGATGCAGGCTGGAGTGATTCTGCTGGACTTTATGCGCAGGGAGTTAAACCTGTCTAACTCATCTGTGCTTGGGGCCTGTCAGAAACTCCAGGAGGCTGTTGGCTTACCGAATCTGGCACCGCGTTATGCCATTGATGCTCCTGCTGACGCGCCTGATGGCTCAAGCCGCCCCACGCTGTCACTGAGTGCACTGCTGAAGCAGTATGGTATCCGCCTGACGGCTAATCAGGCATATCACCAGATGGCGAAGCTGGGGATCGTCGAACAGCGCGAACGATACAGCCGTACAGCGATTAACAACATCAAAAAATTCTGGTCGCTGACAGCGAAAGGCTGCATGTTCGGCAAGAACATCACCAGTCCCGCAAATCCGCGCGAGACGCAGCCGCATTTCTTCGAATCCCGATTCCCTGAGCTGTTAAAGCTGCTCGATACCGTTCATTGAGGTGACCGTGAGAGCACTACTGACCCCTGAAATTGCCCCGCGTATGGGGATCGTATTGTTCAGGCCAGGTTCAGAGCTGATGCCCCTGTTTATGCAGGGGCGTGTCCTGCTGGAGCCTGAGCCGGAACGTTATTCATCTTTCGCCAGTGGTGCCGTTCCGGCGGCATCACAACCGCTGGCGGATGATCCTGCCGTTCGGGCCGTGTTCCGCAATGAGGCAGTGATCCGTCGTGCTGGTGGCGTGGAATGTCTTGAAAGCTGGTTACTTCGTGAAAAAGGCTGCCAGTGGCCTCATTCCGACTGGCACAGCGAGAACATGACCACAATGCGACACGCGCCGGGCGCAATCCGTCTGTGCTGGCACTGCGATAACCAGCTGCGCGATCAGTTCACGGAACGGCTGGAATCAATGGCAACGGATAACTGTGCCCGCTGGGTGTTGTCTGTTGTGCGTCGGGATCTCGGTTTTGATGACAGTCACGTTGTGACAATGCCGGAACTGTGCTGGTGGCTGATTCGTAATGACCTGGCGGATGCCTTACCGGAAAGTGCAGCCCGTAAGGCACTGAGATTACCAAAGCCTGTTGTGCCGTCTGTCACCCGGGAAAGTGACCTTGTGCCTTCGGTTCCTGCCACCAGCATCATCCAGGATAAAGCGAAAAAGGTGCTGGCGCTGAAAGTGGATCCGGAGTCGCCGGAGTCTTTTATGTTACGCCCAAAACGTCGCCGCTGGGTTAATGAAAAGTACACGCGCTGGGTTAAGACACAGCCGTGTGCATGTTGTGGAAAGCCCGCTGATGATCCCCACCACCTGATAGGTCACGGTCAGGGTGGAATGGGAACAAAAGCGCATGACCTCTTTGTGTTGCCTTTGTGCAGAAAGCATCACGACGAGCTGCATGCGGATACCGTGGCATTTGAAGAGAAGTATGGCTCTCAGCTGGAGCTGATATTTCGTTTTATCGATCGTGCGCTGGCAATTGGCGTATTGGCGTAAGTGGAGAACGAGCATGAACCTTGAAGCCTTACCAAAATATTACTCCCCAAAATCTCCAAAATTGAGCGATGACGCACCGGCGACAGGCTCAGGTGGTTTAACGATTACGGATGTGATGGCTGCGCAGGGGATGGTGCAGTCGAAAGCACCGCTTGGGTTTGCCTTATTCCTGGCAAAAGTTGGTGTTCAGGATCCTCAATTTGCGATTGAAGGTCTGCTCAATTACGCGATGGCACTGGATAACCCGACATTGAACAAATTGAGTGAAGAAACCCGGTTACAGATCATCCCTTACCTTGTGAATTTTGCCTTTGCTGATTATTCCAGGTCTGCGGCAAGTAAGGCTCGCTGTGAGCATTGTGCTGGTACTGGATTTCATAATGTATTGCGCGAAGTGGTGAAACACTCCAGAAGCGGGGAATCTGTTATCAAGGAAGAGTGGGTGAAGGAACTATGTCAGCATTGTCATGGTAAGGGAGAAGTCAGCACAGCGTGCAGAGGGTGTAAGGGTAAAGGTATTGTCCTGGATGAAAAAAGGACCCGGCTTCATGGCACGCCTGTTTATAAGATTTGTGGGCGTTGCAATGGAAACCGGTTTAGCCGTTTACCAACCACACTGGCGCGGCATCATGTCCAGAAGCTGGTACCAGACCTGACGGATTATCAGTGGTACAAAGGATATGCAGATGTCATTGATAAACTGGTTACAAAGTGCTGGCAGGAAGAAGCATATGCAGAGATACAATTGAGAAATGTGACAAGATAAATGGTTTTCGCCGAAGATGACGACATGATGCTTGCATTTTTCAAAAAATATGGATAAGATTTTCCCAACGATGGGCTTTGTATGTCTACCGTTGATAAGATTTAAGACCCCGCCACTGAGCGGGTTTTTTTGTGCCAGATGTCTCATGAAACTATGAAATGGATTGGTGCGTTAAACATTTTTTCTTATTATCTTTTAGATTTTGGAAAGATGGTTAACGTCTGTATTCCAGAAACTCGATGATTATTTAATAAATTAGTTTCAATGATGCTTCTAGGTTATGACTGTAATGAAAAAGGTATTAATAGCAGCGATAGGTTTTTGTTTAGTTGGTTGTGCAGGTATGAAATTACCTGAGTATTCGCAAGTTAAAGCAAGTCCGTATTATACAGATTGCCGTGCGTTTGCCATGGATGTTTATAAAAATGATGGATACAGCAAAATTGCGAAAACTACTATCCTTAGCATGGATGATGTGAAGGCTAGATATATTGTGACAGGGTGTGTAGTTGCTATGGGGAAAAACACTGTAGAGGAAATCAAAGCTGATCTCTCTGCTAAAGGGAGTTCTTTTGGGCTTATCAGTGGAGCTTGTTCTAGTGCGGCATGTCGGGTTGATGTAGAGCAGCAAATGAACGCTTATGTACTTGGTAGTTATTATGCTGCAAATAAAAAATTCCCGGATAAAATGAAAGCAGAGTTTTAAGTAAACCTTGTTTTCGATTATATGTCGAAGATAAATGTTAGTAACGGCATAATAAGTAAATATATAGCTGTGATAGCAACCCGCCACTGAGCGGGTTTTTTGTACCTGTAAACTTGGTGCAGTACAGTAAACACGCTGGTGGTCGTGAATACTGACTTTTTATCTTGCTGGCTTTTTAGACAAGAGTTATTGGTATGTCATGTTAACCAGAAGGGAAAAAGACATGCTAAAACAGCAAGATATGACAGAAACCGCCGCCGCAGTCCTTCATTTCTTACCTGCTGACAAGTGGGTAACGCCACGCATGATGACGAGAACTACCGGAGTAAGCGAAGCCCGGTGCCAGTTAATACTGACTCAGTTAGTTCTGGCGGGTCTGGCGAAGGATAACGGCGGGTAAAGCTGTTGGCTGGAACTGGAATAGCGGTGTTTATGATGCAGATATCAGTGGTGCATCGACATTAATCCTCCACTTCAATATGAATGCGGGGAGTTGCCCTGCTGTACAGTTCCGCGTGAATTACAGGAACGGCGGTATTTTTTATCGTTCAGCGCGTGATGGTTATGGCTTTGAAGCTAACTGGTCAGAGTTTTACACCACAACACGCAAACCCTCTGCGGGGGATGTTGGTGCATATACGCAGGCAGAATGTAACTCAAGGTTTATTACAGGTATTCGCCTTGGCGGTCTGTCATCTGTTCAGACATGGAATGGCCCCGGCTGGTCTGACAGGTCAGGTTATGTCGTTACGGGTTCAGTTAACGGAAACCGTGATGAATTAATTGATACAACTCAGGCAAGGCCAATTCAGTATTGCATTAATGGGACGTGGTATAACGCGGGGAGTATTTAACGATGATGCACTTAAAAAACATTACTGCTGGCAACCCTAAAACAAAAGAGCAATACCAGCTAACAAAGCAATTTAACATCAAATGGCTTTATTCAGATGATGGAAAAAACTGGTATGAGGAACAAAAGAATTTCCAGCCAGACACTTTGAAAATGGTCTATGACCATAACGGCGTTATTATTTGTATTGAAAAGGATGTTTCAGCAATTAATCCAGAGGGTGCAAGCGTCGTTGAATTACCTGATATTACAGCAAATCGCCGGGCTGATATTTCGGGGAAATGGATGTTCAAAGATGGCGTAGTGATAAAGCGAACTTATACCGAGGAAGAGCAGAGGCAACAAGCGGAAAATGAAAAGCAAAGCCTGTTGCAACTTGTCAGGGATAAAACCCAGCTATGGGACTCACAGCTACGGCTGGGCATCATTTCCGACGAGAATAAACAAAAATTAACCGAGTGGATGCTCTATGCGCAGAAAGTCGAATCTACAGACACTTCCGGCCTGCCAGTAACGTTTCCCGAACAACCAGAATGAGAGAAGGCCCGCTATCGGGCCTTAATTTTTACTCTGGTTTTTGTGGCCATTCAGGATTTGCCGTATCCACACGGCTGACCAGAACACTGTAGCGTTCCCATGCTTCCAGTCGTGTGCGTTCCTCGTCTGTTGCCATATTCAGCCTGACAGCGCGTTCCAGCGGCTGGATGACTGATTCAGCTTCGGAAAGCAATGCGGCCTTTTGTGATTCGGCCTGTTGTTGTTGCTCGTCTGCCGTATAAATCCGTTTAACCACAGCTCCGTCCCTAAACATCCACTTACCGGAATCATCAGCGCGGCGGTTGGCTGTAATATCTGGAACCTCAACGACGCTATAACCTTCAGGGTTAAGCGTGGAGGCATCTTTGGTGATGGCGACAATAATATTATTTGCATCGTAAACAATCTTTATTGTGTCTGGCTGAAAGTTTTTCACTTCCTCATACCAGTTTTTTCCGTCTTCGGACCATAACCAGATAACATCAAAATTCTTTGTTAGCTGATATTGTTCTTTTGTTTTTGGATTTCCAGACTTAATATTTTTTAAATGCTGCATAAATTACACCTGTACGACGTTATACCATGTGCCATTGATGTATTTTTGTATTGGTCTGAATACTGCCGGATCATCGCCATCAACTGCACCGATAATGCCAAGCCCCGTAATTGCATGACCTGATTTCTCATACATCACGCCTTTTTGCATAGTCTGAACAACACGTGTACCAAGTCGGACATCTCTCACATAACGTGAGTCAAAATTACCATAATTGCCGGGAATAACTTGCGCACCGCAAAGCCAGTTGCCATTGTTGTCCATGTACGCCTGACCATCGGTGCCATTGGCTGTCCTTGAGTTATTAATCATGTAGATGCCAAATTGCTTATTCCCCAGTCCACCAATCATAAATTTGCGATCAGCGTGGTCCTGACGAAGTAATGCCTGCGCACCATCGGTGGATACCGCATTGCGTCCCAAAATAACATTCTGGTCACGCATATGAATCCACATGCCGGTACTACTGTTAATTGCAAAACGGTTTGCAAATATATCCCCTGTAACATCAAGACCATGCCCCATGCTTATCCGACCAGTTCTGAGATTAAGCGTAAAGGGGCGTAGTGGCCCTATATCACCATTTTCTCCCTCATTCTCTCGTGTAGGGATGATATGCAGGCATTCTTCAGAACGACGAAAAATAGCACCAAAAGATGAATTAAATATCCTCAGTGCATTGACTGTCGATATTTTTACTTCACTGCTGAAAAGGGCTTTAACAAGGACAGACAAAGCATCCCATTTAAGAGTCATCAGGTCTTTTGTTGTGGTGCTCTGGCGGCTTCTCCATTTGAAATATTCATTGCCGTTGTCGCCTGTTTCAAACCACATGTATGAATCAGTGTCGCTGTCGGCATTATTTTTAAAACCAATCTTTGCCCAGTCAGTATTTCTAATCCAGGCAAGGATTGAGTCGTTTTCAAAAGTAAGCCCACCGGACAAGGTATCGCCATTCTTTTGCACGGCGTTCCTGGCCCTGTTTACCGTTTCCTGTAAACCGAGGTTTTAGATAATGGCGGTTTCTGGCCTGCATGGCATGATTTGTGCTTTTGGACGGGAGATTCAGCGTGCTGATTGGCTATGTAAGGGTATCAACAAATGACCAGAATACAGACCTGCAACGAAACGCTCTTGTTTGTGCAGGATGTGAACAAATATTTGAAGATAAATTAAGCGGAATAAGGACAGGCCGACCTGGATTAAAACGTGCTTTAAAGCGCCTTCAAAAAGGTGACGCACTGGTTGTCTGGAAACTGGACTGA